TCAACCAGTCTATCTGGTGTAAGTGTGGTGTTTATGTCGCCACCCAACCTTGCGATATTCACGTTCAAGCACCCCATCACACCTCGTTGATGTATAAGAGTTCCTGTTTGTCTACCTCAGTCCTCACGCCGCCGTCCCAGTCCTCGTCGGGAATATAGGCGTAAGTCGTGGCTGTCAATGTGCCAGCCCCAAGAAGCGAGGTGTCCACATTCACGAAGAATGTGTCGTCCTCGCCGATGCTCGCATCAGCCTTGGTTACCTCTACCGATTTCCTTCCGCACTGGAAAACCACTTTCCAGTCATCGTCATCCATAGAGAACCCCTCGGCCGTTATCGTCACGGCGAACTTCAGACCTGTTCCGACCCAAGCACGTTCGCCGGTAGTGTTGCCATTACAATTACAGTTACAGTCCATATCGTTTATTAGTGCGGCAATATGCCTTTATTGTTGATGTAATATGTCACGCTCACAGTGCCGGTACTCGGATCAAAGACAAACGCCAGCTCCTTGGTATATTCGGCTGAAGACGTATTCTCCGTGCCACGCACAAGGGCGATGGATGGCTTGCCGTTGAGGTAATGCCTGAACCGTCTCACGTATTTGCCGTTGCTGTTGGTACTGGCGTTCAAGGGGAGCATTATCCAACCCGTGAGCCATTCGGCACTTGATGGTGCTACAGGAGAGCTCTCCGTGGCGTCGCCGAACGCATAGTCGCCGTTCCTGCCGTACCACTGGCTTGTGGTCTCAGTGTTGGTATATCTGGACAGGAAACAGTTGGTGCATACTCCGGTGGTGTTGAAAGGAGTCGCAGTGACCTTTCCCTCGCTGTAGTGGTAGGTGGCGGTCTCGCCTTGGCTATAGCTGCCTCCGGTCGCCAGATCCACCCAGCGCTTTACCTTGCTCTCCGAGTCGCCGTCTATCGAGTGGTTTCCCTGATACCAGCCCTGCTCGACAGTCCAGAACACCGTGATGTCGTCTTTCTCGAACTCTCCAGCCTGACCGACACGCCATAGTAGGTTTCCGTTGATGTCGTAGTAGCGGGTCTCTGTGCCTGTCACCGAGCCGGTGCTCGTGTCGAAGAGGAATATCTCCTCCTTCATCACCTGCTGCTCGGTCTGTCCCTCCTGGAGTGGATAGTACATCCTCGTTCCGTTGATGTCGATGACGGTGCGGATGTTTCCCTCGCTGTCTACACACTGCAGACTGCTGCTCTGTATTCCGTCGTCAGTGAAGACGGCGAGTGTGTCGCCCTGCGAGTTCTTGAACGTGGTCTTGTCCGACTTCAGGGTCAGCGTGCCGTTCTCCAGGTCTATGCCCGCCCCGGTCACGCCGTCCTTGAGGTTGAAATATCCTGCGCCAATCTCAGTGGAGCTCACTCCGTCGCTCACGACAAGCTTACCCTTGAGGTAGGCGTTGTCCGAATACAGCCCATATCCCTCCAGTGTGCCGCCGAACGCAGAATCGCTGACACTCGACAGGTCGCCAAGGACGGCTCTCGTGCAGTTGACAAGACTTCTCTCTCCGATGCCGCTCAGAATGGTTATCCTCGGCTTGCCGTCCTCTGATGCGGTGATGGTGATGGCGCTCTGCCTCGACGAGTACATGTAGTTGCCGAAAAGGACGAGCTCGTCGCCCACACGGGGCATCACACCTGCATCAAAGTGGCTCTTGTTCAACTCTATGGTGTTGCCGTTGGAGGCGGTGACCATAGCCCAGTAGTAATGAACGCTATTGTTGCCCGAGTCCCATCTCTGGCATCGCACATAGTCGTACAGGGTGAACATGTTGCCGAAATTGTCGTCGGCATCTGACTCAAGTTCAACAACATATGCATTGCTCTTCTCGCTCACGCTCTTCACCTTGCCGTTGGCGGGAGACACGATTATCTCACCGCCGGTGGCACGGACCTTCTGAATGAGCAGCTCGAAGATTCTCATGGTCTTGCGCACAGTGAGCTCGTCAAGCGTCATGCTGTTGTCCTCCGAATTGATTTTCCACCCGTCCCCTCCGAAACTGCCGTCGAATGACTTGGTTCCTATATTCCCCGAGACGTATGCGGTCGCCACATTGATGAGTGACTGGGCGTCGATGTTCCCCTCGAAAGTGATATTTCCCTTTGCGGTGTCATCGTCGACCTTCGACAGGAAATAGTTCTTTCCGAAGTCACGGACTACGGCGTCGCTGACGGCGTTGCTCGAAGAATAGACCACACCGCCATGGGAGAAGACACTTCCGTAGAGCCTGTCCACGGAGGTCTGTAGCCTCTGCATCATACTCTGGTCGAGCTTGTCGTTGAGGGTGATGTCTACCTGTGGGGTGGGCTTCTCCCCCATCCTTATTGACACGCTGTCTATCGTGATGTCGGCGATGGGAAGAGGGTCTCCCTCCTCCCTTGGTATGCCGTAGAAGGGGAACTTCATTCCAGCGTACAGCCTCCAGAACACACTGTTCTCGGGGTCTGACGCATGGAAATCGATGTTCCTCTGAAGATATATGTCGTCTACCGACGGCTGGTAGGTGTATTTCGTGTCGCAGTTGTCCGCGAGGTGGTTGGTGGCGGCGACAAGCAGGCGCATCTCGGCTGCCTTGATGTAGGCGTCGGGAAGGACTATGCCAAGCAGCACATACTGGTCTCCGGCCTTTATCTGACTAGCCTCGCTAGGGAAATAGGCGTGGATGCTCTCGTCGTTCACTCTGTCGAGCTCCAGGTCCCATCCCCATTTGCCGGTGCTTGTCTGCTGGTATCTCGTGATGCCGTTGCTCTTGACCACGAACTCGCGTCCGGCGCACTGGCCGCTCTTCATCGAGAGGATGATGTCACCTCCGTCCACGCTGCTCAAGGCGGTGAAATCCACACCAATGTCCTTGATGCGCAGGTGGAATGGCGTGGTGGAGTAATAAAGGGCGGCACCGCTAGGCTGCCATATGGCATTCGGTCCGTCTGCGTTTATCTGGTCGCTCCGTCTCACTCCGATCTTGAACCCGAAATTAGACGCGCTCGTCCCTTCAGGTGTATACACCGATATGCTGAACGATGCGACGGCCCTTATCGTGCTCTGCTTCGTCACGGTCAGGTTATCACTGCTCCACCCCCCCTCTATGCCGTGGAAATCGGGAACGGTGATCACGAGCCTCGAGGCTGAGTCGGCAGAGCGTCCGTAGTCTCCAGCCGAGCGGATGACGGTGGCGTTTCCCGAATAATTCCCTATGAGAGCCTCGGTACTACCGTCTGCGGGGGTCTGGTAAACGTTGATCGCCGCCGTGACGTCCGCACGCACCCTGTAGCTACCCAGATTCCCGCTGCCTGTCCTCGTCAGTTCGACGAACATCTGCGGATACTGGGTCGTGAAGGCGAGGGTGTAGTCCCCGGGCTCCTGGTTCGTCGTGATGTTGAAGAAGCCGATGGTCTTTGTGGCGTTTTCGAACGGCATGGTATCTGTCTCCTGATGCACAGGCACTGTGACCGTCGTCATTCCGAACGCCTCGCTCTCCGTCATCACACCGTTGCCCTCGTTGCAGTGTTCTCCGGGCTCGAGGATCTCGTCGATTCGCTCATCGTCGTTGTTCTCTCCGTAAGGGAGATAGTGGGGATAAGCGCCGCTTCCGGTGTGCCCTTCCATGTCGGGCACGTTGGCGGCTCTAAGCTCCCGGTAGTTGGCTTCCTCGATGGTGGGATAAATCTCTGGTAGCTCGCCGTCTGAGCCGTCCCACCTCGCAGTGCCCTCTCTTATTCCCTCAGGACACGATGCGGCATCGTCGTTCTTGTCGATGTAGGCGTCGTTGCTCCTGCCGAGGACGTGACGGACGGTGCCCTCTCCGTATACCACGTCACGTTCCGCATTCCCGTCAACTTTACAGTGAGGCGCATCCACGTTGTCGGGATAATCCTCGTTTCTGTCATAAGGCACGAATGTGTCGGGCAGCTGTAGGTTCTGCACGTACATCGTCTGGGGCAGAGTGTAGTGGGTATGGTAGTAGCGGTAGGGCATATTCTTGGTGCTTCCCACCGCTCTGAGCCTCGTCACAATCTGCTGGTCATTTTTTGACAGCTTTTTTATCTGGAATAGGCTCTTGCCGGGGGTCTCCTCACTGAGATACCCTTTCCCATATCCGAAGAACACGGGCTGGTCCTGCTCGGTGAGGTCTGTGACGTAGCCCACCATCTCCTTGAGCTCGGGGTATTTCGCCGATATGTCGCCGACGATAATTTTCTTTCCCCTGACGACGTAGTCCAGCTTGAACGAATTGTGGACTTCCGCAAGTGCCTGTGCCGCAGTCCAGTTCGAGAAGGTTATTATCTTGTCGTCACTGTGGCATTTCGAGTCGTCGATGTATATCTGCCAGCAGGTATCGGGGTCTTGTGGGTCGCCCGGATAAAGCCTGTCGAGGTTCGCCTTGATGCGGTCTAACAGCGCATGAACCGGGGCGTAGTAGATGGTCTGCCCCTGATACACGAATGTGGTCTCGAAACAGTTGAGCGTGAAATTGGCGCTGCCGGTGTAGTTCGTGCCGTACGCCGCACTATGCTCACCGCTCGTGGGTATCACGTCCAGCATCATGCAGCGGGTAAGGTCATCCTGCGGAGAGTTGAACTTGACGCTCTCGTAGACGAAGGCGGCGCCGTGGGTGCGTATCCCCGATTTCTGGGTACACGACGGCTCGACGTTCAGAGTATACGTCTGCCCCCTGAACTCGCACCAGTCGCCTACCGCGAAAGGAATGGGGACAGGGCTCTCGATGGTGAACATCACGAACTGCTCTCCCATCGCCTTGTCCTGGAACTCCCACTTGTTGACCTCGCATCTGATGTCCGAGTCAGAACCTTTCCTGTATATCGTCAGCTTTGCCATATCAAGTCCAATTGTCCTCCACTAAGATTACCTGACCATGTGAGACGCTCTGCCTGATCTCTGTGGCAGGGTCGTCAACCTCAAAGATGACCTTGAAGCGCAGCTTCACCTCCTCGTCGCCGTTGTCCATGACAAGTGCCTCCGAGGAGAAGGATTTGAGGCGCACGTCTTTCCACCCTATCTGGTTGAAAGAGTCGTAGATGATGAGCCTCGCTCCGACTGCGGTAACGGTCTTCCCTGAAATCTCGCTGCCTTTACCGAGCAGAAAACGCTGGAAATCACGGACTTTAGTCTTGACATCGTCTTCTAGCCCCACACAAAGAAACGTGAATTCAGCGTCAAAAGACTTGAGTTTCACGCTGGCGGGGATGTACACGTCCAGCCCGTGCTCGTCAAGCCAGTCACGGGTGGACATCTCCTTAGGGTCGCCGAAACGCTTGTAGGGGCTGTCCGCACAGACGATTCCCCACTGGGTGTAGGTGTCCACGACATTCCCTTTGGTGTATGTGACGCCGTCATACGACGTCTGCTGTATGTAGAGCTTATATGGGTCCATTACTTTCCTTTTTAGTAGCCACAAAAGTAAAAAGTAAATTTTATTTTTCCAAATATTAACCAAAAAATGATAGGTAATTTTTTTATTTATTGGTTTTTATTCGTAATTTTGCGCTATGAATATGCAAAAGGTTAACTCTGAGCTGTTTTCGCAGGCGAAAGCGCTGCGTATGTGCGACGAAGTCCACAGGTTCTGGTACGGCAAGACTCTCTCCGCCGACGAGCTTTTCAGCCTGTTCTACGCCAACCTGGATTTCTGCACCGACTACCGGTGGCCGGCGAAGGAGTCACTGAAATCCTTCTTTACGCCCGACCAGCGCCACAAGAACGGGATGGTCGTCGACGAGAGCTGGTCTCTCCTGAACCCGGTCCACGCCATCGTGATAGGAGACTCCAAGGCCACCGCACGATATAACGCTTTTACGGTCGGGAGGATAACGGTGATGGATAGCTCGTCCTGCCTGATAACCGTCAAGGGACACGCCAGGGTGTGCATCCATCTTTACGACAAGGCAAACGCCCATGTGACTGTCAGTGACAACGCTCACGCGACGATAATCAAGCATTCGCCAGACTGCGAATGTCTCACATGGGGGCAGACAACTATAAAGGATTGTGTTTGATTTTTTCATTTTCTGATTTAAGGTTTTTCTTGTAAGAGAAGGCGTATCGTTGTGAAACGACACGCCTTCAAAGTCTATGGGCAAAAGACTAGTTGACTGTTATTTTGTCTATTCCGTTGGCGAAGTTGTCCAGTCTCCTCGACATATTCTCCACCCTCTCGTAGAGCGCTCCGTTTCCGTCACGCATCATCTCCATCATGGCGGTGGTGCTGCGGTCTATCGCCGAGAGGCTGTCGTTCGCCGTGGTGACCTGCTCAATATAGTCGGGCCACGAGCCGTTCACGAACATCTCCTGCATAATCCTCTGCACGCTCACGTCCTGCGACAGGCGGGAGAGGTATCCGGCGACGACACCCATCGTCTCCTCGCTGGCGGTTGACGTGATGCTGTTCACGGTGTTTGTGGAGGAGTCACTGGTCTTCATGCTGTAGCCGAGAATCTGCTTCATCAGGTCATCCGCTCCGTTGTAGAACTCCTGTGCGGCGTTGACCATCTTGGGACCGTCCTCTTTGAAGAACTCGGCGAGACCTCCGAGGGTCGCTCCGATGGTGCCCTGTGCGTTCTCGGGATCAAAGAGACCTCCCTGCCCATTCTCGCCGAAGAGTTTCTTTCGAAGCTTCTCCATATATGGCTGGATGATGCCCACCGAGAGCATATTCTTCACCACGTCACGCATAATCTCCTGCACGCTGTCACGGAAGGCGCTGGCTGCGCTTGTGCCGTTCTCGAACGCCGTCATCAGGGCGTCGCCTATCTGGTCTGCCCAACCCTTGAGGTCTATACCCCAGAGCTCGTTGGCGAGGTCTTCGGTAAAGTAACGTATCTGCTCGTCAAGCTCGGATATCTGCTGGCGGTAGTTCTCCAGTTCCTCCTTGTTCGTCTTCTTCTTCTTGTCCTCGAGGTCGTACATCTCCATTATCTTCTCTCTCTGCTCCTGGAGCAGCTTGAGTTCCTGGGAGTATCCGCTTCCTCCGCCGTAGCGTGAGTAGTAGTCGTACATGGCGGATGCGGCCCTGTTGCTATTGAAATAGTCATTGAGGTACGGATTCCCGTAATCCTTGAGGTTATACTGCTGCTGGTACTGGGCGGCAAGGATTGACCTCATGTTTCCGTTGTCGTAGCCGAGGGTGCGCTCACGCAGCGAGCGTATAGTCTCAAGGGTGTTGCTCATCTTCTCGGTGTCCTGCTTTATCTCGTCGATGCGTCGCTGGAGCCTCTTGTCGTGGATTTGGGCAATCTGCCCCGCGATGCCCAGTGCAGCGCCCAGTGCAGCGCCCCAGGGACCGGCATTGCCTAGCGACTCGGAAAGACCACCGAGCATATCGCCGAACTTCATGCCTTTCTCCATTCCGCCGAGTCCTCCTCCAACCATTCCCATAAAGTCGGTGAAGAGACCTTCCTCCACTCCGAAATCCTGGAGAACGGAAGTGACAAGTTCTATTGCCTCGCTGAAACCCTTTATGATGTCGATGACGTTCTTCATCTCGTCATCAAGACCGACAGACTCGATTATCTCGTCCTCTTTCTTTATTGCCTTTGCCGTCTTGGTGGAGAGGTCCCCACTGAGCTTCTCTATGTCGGCATCGGCATTCCTTACCTCTATCTGCGCCCTCTGAACCTCAAGTGCGGCCTGAGACAGGGCTCCTTCTGGAATTTCCGCGGCAAGTTCGTTTGCCTTCTCTTCATCTTTAGCGGTATAGGGATAAAGTTCTTTGTCTTCTTTCGCCTGTCTCCTCAACTCTGTGACCTTATTGACCTTCGTGTTGAGGTCATCTTCCCTTCTCTTCGCCTTGTCGAGTTTTTCAAGGGCGACTCTCTTTCTCTCCCTTGCCTTTTCCAGTTCCTCGGCGGTGTCGAACAAATCTCCCATAAGTTTCTTCAGTTCACGCTCGAGACGACCCTTCGTACTCGTGTCGAGGAGCTCCGCCCTCTTGTTGTTGTAGTAGTCACGGCGGTGTGAAAGAATCTCGGAGATCTTCTTCATATACGTCTCGGCATCGCTACCTTTTGCCAGGAACTGCTGGCGATATGCGCTCTCCAGCAGTGCGGTCATGATGGACACCCTTGTCCCCGAAAGCGAGGTGTCCGAGTCCATGAATCGGGAATACAGGGGACTTGCCTCGAGAATCTTGATGGCCGTGTTCCTGCGCTCCAGCTCTATGAGGCGGTTCTTCTCTTCCTCGCTGACAGCGCTCTTGTTTATGAGCTCTATTTGGCGCTCTAGCCCCTTGTTGATGCGTCCTATCACTGAGGCGTAGTCGTTGAACTTGTTCACGATTTCCATAACCTCATTGTTCGATTTCTTGACGGCATCATTGTACGCCCTCTTGTACTGCTTGAGCATATATGCGAGTGCGTCAACCTGTGCCGCCACATCCATAATCTCATCGCCCTTGGTGTCTTTGATTATCACTCCGAATTTGTTCCTCACATATTTCTCTATGTCCTTGTCGGAGAGACCGACTATCTCGTCAAGGTTGACCCTTTTGAAATTGTCGACATCTGGCTGAAGGTCAACCTCTGCGGCCTGCATCTTGCCTTTCACATGCATATCAATCGCCTGCTCCAGCTTGTCAAGGGCATCATACCACTTGTCCGACTCGTCGATACCGGCAAGCATACGGGCTATTTCTGGAGACTTGGTCTTGTCGAGGATATCCTCATACAAATCCCACTGCTTCTCTATATCCTCCATCAGCGTCTGCGCGGCGGCAAGATTCTCCTCTCTGAGCTCATCAAACTGGGTAGACTCAAGACCGGTCGACGCCTTTGCGATCTCTCTCGCCTCTCTCTCTGTCTGTTTAAGGCGGTCGGTCATTTTGTCCTTGTTGTGGGTCTTGGCGTAGTTCTCCATCTCCGTGAGCTTGCCTCTCAGCTTGGCGAGGATGTCATTATAGTCCTTTATGCTCTCCATGTCTTTCTCGGAGAACAGCTTTCCCTCGCCGACAAGACCCCATTTCTTGAAGTTCTCCACCACCTTCATGGCGGCGTAGTAGTCGTTCAGGCCACGCTTGATCCAGGTACGAAACTCTCTTCTGGCCTCCTCTATACGGTTCACACCCTCCGAGATTTTCTCCATATTCTCGTCCCAGCGACGCTGCTCCGCATCTTCAGCCCTCCGTTTTGCGTCGTCTTTCTTGCTCGACGAAGAGCCTTTTGAGCCTTTGGATTTCTTTCCGCTACCGCCAGAGGATTTGCTCGGCTTGTCCCTCTTGTGGCTTCCGCCGGACTTTTTGCCGCCGCTGCCCCCGGACTTGCTCTCCGGAGTGATGCGGTGGTGTGTCATTTCTGCTGCCGCATAACCCTTGTATATAGCATACAGCTCGTTGGCTAACGATAATAGCTGCTCTGCTGCCTCTACTTGGCCGCCTTTCGCCAAACGTATAACTTCGTTATAGGCATTAAGCAAGACCCTCTTTGCCGAAGAAGCATCAACTACCGCCTCCAGATTCAATTTTGTAGTAATACTTGTAGACACAACAGTCTTCATCTCTGCGATTTTTTTTCTTATCTCAGCAATTTTCTTATTGATGTCTACCCAAAGTGATGTCTCATTAGTATAAGCATTAATATCTATGCCTAGATGTGTGACAATCCACCTTCTTGGGTCGTTGGGGTTGGTAATGTCGGTGTACAGCCTCTTCCACGCCTGGTCGTATTTCTCCATAGCAGGGCGAGGGTTTACGGAGACATTCTTGAATACCGAGTTGAGGGCATCTACCAGACGTTTCCTAAGGGCGGGATTCTTGACTGTAGCCTCTATCTCGGCAATGGCGAGGTCTATCTGTGGCTTTACCTTCTCGGCGAATTTAGCGGGGTCCATCCCGACGAAAAGGTCTCCGGTCTGCATTCCCTGCTCAATAATCTCGCTTATCTTGGCATTGGCCATATTTTGGGATATCTCCTCAAACGCCATATTGATGGCCTCGTTATACGATGCCGCAAGTTCCTTAGATGCGCCCTCGGGTGGTTTTAACCTCTCCATTACCTTATTTGCCAATATGTTGGCGGTGTCTGGGTCAGTGATTTCCATTCCCTCCATGCTGAACATTCCGTTGATGGACTCTTGGACAAAGTTGGCTAGTGCGTCCGACTTTGCGCCGTTCTTCGCCATCTTGTTGAGCTTGTTCGCTATCACGTTTATCATGCCCTGCGCCTTGTTTGCAAAAGAGTTGACCTTGCTGTTGAAATCTGAATTGTCAATCTCAAAGTCTGGGGCGGATATCTTTAAAGTGTTTCCCTGTTTTATGTATTGAGACAAGGCATCTTCAAAGTCAAGGTTATACTTGTCCATCATCTCCTTTATCTTCAACTTTGCCGTCTCAACGCCTATGCTTGCTGTGTTGTCATACATTCCGTTACCAAACAAGATGTCGTATATCTCCTGCTGGTGTGCAATGGCTTTTCCGCGAAGACTAAGCAATTCCTGCTGCGCCTCTTTTGCCTCGTCAATGGCGGTGTCCCACTGCCCCCAATTGCCTTTCAGACCAAGATTCCACCAGGCGGCGTCTTCTCCATATCCTGACTCCGAATTAGCCTGGAACACTCCTGCTGCGGACTCTTTCCACGCCTGCTTACCTTGACGTGCGGCCTCAAGGTCGCTAAACAGAGTCAGGACTCTCTCTTTTTCGTCCTCAATCATCTTGGCGCCAAAAATGCGTCCCTTATACAAGGGGTCATATTTCTGGAGCATCTCGTCAAGCTGCTTGAAGGCATTCTCCATTCCGTAGGTATTCAGTTTGCTGTCGTCCAAGTTCCAATTTCCAGCCTCGTCTTTAGTGGCGATTTCCTGGCGGAACTCGTCCCTGTCCTTCACCATTTCACGTATGTCAGTGCCGGCCAAGTTAACAGCGTTGCGGGTCGCAGTCTCTCGCATCTGCTCCAGTTCCCTCGCCTTACTGGTAAGGGCGGTAACGGCTGCCACGGCCGCGGTGAGCCAAATCAGTGGATTGGTGGCGAGTGCCATAAAGCCCGCTTTCATGGTAGAGAAGAATGACTGGAAACTCAACTTTAGCCTTTGGGTTGCCAGCTGCCACTTATTCATACCTTTGACCTGCTCTGCATATTTTTGATTTCCGGTTATCATGCTAGCGGCAAGATACCTGTCGTCCGCAGAGACAGAGGGCCTTAATACTGCCCTGAGTTTCTGGAATTTGTTCAGGTCTTTATTGTTGACGATAGCCTGCGCATAATTAGCGGAAGCCGCCCCTGAAGCCATAGGTGTGCCCAGAGCTTGCGCTTCATAACGCATCTGGCGCATAGTGTTCTGCGCCGCACGCATAGCCGTCCATGACTTGCCGAGAGCCATTGACGCCACTTTTGCCGCAACAAGGGCAACAGTCACGCTCTTAATGAGCTTCTCCCAGGTGCGCCAGTTTTCCATCATGCTGTTCATTGTGTCCACACCGCCAGAGAACAGTCCGTTGTAGCTCTTTCCGATTTCATCAAGCATGATGTTGTAGTTGTTGCGCAGGTTTCGCAGCTTACCACCGAGGGTCTCGAACTGGCGTAGCTGCATATTGTAGAACCTTCCGCCCGGAGCGGTCATCCTCGTGATGGCCTGCTCCACGTCCTCAAAGCCAATCTTTCGGTCTTTGATCATCTTGAAGATGTCTTCAGGTCCCACTCTCTCTTCCGAACCCGCCTGCTTGTAGCGCTCGTTGTACAGCTTGGCAATCTCACCGGTGATGTTGATACCGGCGGTCTCGAACTGACGGCGCTGGATACCGGAAAGGACACCCGCCGACTTGACGTGACCATAGGCGAGGATAAGACGCTGAACGTCGACATCAAGACCGGCACCAAGGTCGGAGAGTGATTTCATGGTGCCGTAGAGGTTCTTTGTCTCAACACCGAACGCAGCCAGCTGACGTGTCGATTTCAGCATATCCTGGAAGGTGTAAGGAGACATCTGGGACAGGGTCTTCACCTGGTTGAACATACTCTGCGCCTGACTCGCGGAATCAAGGATGACGCTCAATGATTTCTTCTGTAACTCCAACTCACCAGTGACCTGTGCTATCTCCTTGATGAAGCTGGACGCACCCCAGACGCTGAGATACTGCGCCGCCATAGAGCGAAGGTCGCTGAGAACCTGGCTCTGCTGCTGCGCCTTGCCGGTGGCGTTGGCGATAGCCTGCTCCATACGCTGCTGCGCCTGTGCGTGCTGGTCTGCGGCATGTGCCGCCGCCTGCTGACCCTGCACCTGTTGCGCCACGGCGGCCTGCCTGTCTTGTTCAAGTCCCGCAACGAGCTGTGGTGCTCTTTGGGCTCCATAGTCGCCCATAATGCCCTGTATCCTGCTGATGTTTGCGCTTTGAGCCTTCGCCTGCTCAAGAAGCCTTATGAGACGCTGGATATCCTCGACGGCCCTCTCTACACCTTTGAGCTTGAATTCGGGAGACTTCGCCTGTATGGCGTTTATCTCCTTCATCAGGTTCTTCAGACGGTTTATCTCGTTTGTGGCCTCCTGGCGGTTAGCTCTTTCCTTGGCGGTGATTTCTTTCTGAGCAGCACTCCTTGCCTCATTGGCGTTGTTCATATACCTCCTCATTTCACCTGTCCTAAGGTATTCACTGAGATTGAGGCCTTTGCTTGAGATGCCGGTGTTCTTGATTTTCTCCAGCTCCTGGGAGATTCTCTCCAACATTTGCAAGGTGGTATTCAGGGAACTCTCTGTTCCGACAAGGTTGAGGTTGCCGGCTTTCATACTGAGCTGCTCTATCTGGAACATCTTGCGGAAGATACTACTGAGAATGTTGTCTATCTTCAGGTTATCTGTAACCTTTCTCATGCCCTCCTGGGCGGTCTTTATTCCTGCCTCGAACTCCTGTCTCCATGCGGTGAGCTGCTTGCTCTGTGCAAAGCCGATGGTCTGCTGGGGCGAGGCGTTCATCATCGACTCCATTTGGCGGATTTGGTTGATAATCGAGGTTAGCCTCTGCTGGTTCGCCTCAAGGGGTTTGCTCACATCGACTCCGCCGAAAACGCCTTTAGTCCTCAGTGCCGTCTGCGCCGCATACAGCTCGTTGAACTTCTTCGTCGATGCGTCTATCTCCTTCTGTATGATTCTCTGCGCACGAGCTACTTCTTCGGCTTCTTTCTGCTGGGCTCTTGCTACATTTTCAGCCTCCTTGTCTATTCGTTGTTCCTCTTTGGTGATAGCCTGAGTTACGGCATTGCGGGTGGCTCTCGCATTGGCTAGTGTTCTCGAGACGTCTCCAGTACTCATATATTCGGAAAGGTTGAGACCTTTACTGCTCTTCCCTACATTCTTGATGTTGAGCAATTCGTCCCTAACCTTTCTTAATTCGATAGAGGCCATAGTGGCATTCCTTGCCATATCATTCATATTAAGGCCAAACGCCTTGGAAGAGAGGTCATTAAGCCCCCCTCTCAAATCTCGGATGTCCCTTAAAATGTTGTCGATCTTTAGACCTCTTGCAACTCCCTTCGTACTCTCACTCGTTACCTCTTTTGCCTGTTTAAGCAGCTCTGTCAGGTAGCGGTTAACATGCTCCGACTGCTGCATCTTAATACCGGCAGGGTCTTTGCCGATATATTCAAGTTGAGCTTTCAGGTCGCTGAGCTTCTTTCTGAGTTCGCCCACGCCCTTTACGTCTGCCAGAGAGTCAAGAGCGGCCTTGAGCTTTTCAACCGCCACTGACACTTCGTTTACTGCCTTGACCTCGTTTGACGCGTCTTTTTTTAAGGCTCCATAATTGAAATTCCTGAGAATCTCGTCGACACGTTTTCCGCCTCCACCGGTATCTATTACCTCTCGCAAGGCGCTCCTTACTTTTTGCAGCTTCATGCTGAACTCGTCAAGCTTGCCAGTATCGAAATTCAGCTTAAATGATGCGTTCAGCTGTTTCCATATGCTTGCCAGCTGGCTGTTTATCTCGGCTATCTTGGCTTTCGCCATGTCAATATTTACCGCATCGTTGATGGCTTTAGGCGTACCGGTCTTCCCTGGACCCTCAATAGCTTTATTGAGTTCAGCAAGCTTGCCTATGGATTTGTCTACCGCCTCGTTGATGCGGGTCATATTGTTAACGATGGCGTTGCCGAGGTTTGCCGACAAACCACTGCCAAGAGAGGAAATGGCTGACGACATCTTCCCCATCTCAGCCACCACTTTGCCTACCTCGGTGCGCACCTCCACGAGAGCGCGAAGCATCCCCGTGAACTTTTCTCCCCCATTCTTGCCGTTAAAAGCCTTTTCAAGAAGTTCGGCGATTTTCTTGATGTGCTTTTCGGCGTCTGTAAGACTTTTTTGGTCTACAACCTTGACACCTTCAAGCTTTCCCATTTCAGCTTTCAACCCACTCACATCGATATTCCTGGAGTCGAGTTTTATGGTAATGCCTTTAAGACTCTGGGTTATCTTGTCCACAAGAGTCTTGATGTCGTTTTGTTTGTCCTCCATGAATTTCACATAGAAGGTCAATGCATCGTTCTGTGCCATGTCTTATTCCTTTTTATTGTTATTGTCGTTTTGTTTATCGCCGTTCCCGAGGAACGAGTTGAGGTTCACCTTTCGCTTCTTCTTCCGCTCGAGCCATTTCTCGTAGTCACGCTGTATCTTCTCGGGGTCACTCTTGTAGCCGGGGTCGCCCGGTTTGGGCTTATCCTTCTTCTTGTACGCCACGAAGGGTGCGTCTGCGGTGAAGAGTTCTATCTGAGCCTTGGTGTGACCCCAGTTCTGCTCCCACATCGGCACCCTTATGAGTCCGAACAGGAAATACCTGGGGGTTACGAGCCACTGTCGCTTTTCTGCTCCTGCGAAGGCTGCGCCGTAGAGAGTTCTCGAAGGATACGTTCGGCTTCCCTCGTCCTCATCATCATCAGAGTATCCTTCGCCTCGGTCAGTGACATGATAGTCAAGCAGAATTGCTGAAGCGGAACTTTTTTTTTACCGACCTCCAGCACTTCCTTCAAATCCTCGTCGTCGTACTGGCGGATATAGTAGAACCACCGCCACAGGAACCAGTAGCGGAATTTAAGTCTCCAATAGCCGTCGAGGATATATATAGCCGCCGCCTTGCACGAGAGCTTGGCGGAGCTTTCTATGTCGGCAAGAATCTCCTCCATAGAGGGTTTTTCTTCCTCCGTCTTGCCGTTGATGAGTAGTTTGGACAGCTTGCTTATCTGGCCGTTCTTCGCCCAGCGCAAGCGGTATTTCTTCTTTCTGATATGCACGACTGTGGCGCTGTTGTCACGCAGCGACACATATTCTTTCTGCTGCTCT